AGGTGCCGATCTGCATGGTGCTTGTCTGTATGGTGCTTATCTGCCAAGTGCTGATTTGCAAAGTGCTGATCTGCAAGGTGCCGATCTGCATAATGCCGATCTGCAAGGTGCTGATCTGCGTGGTGCAGATCTGCAAGGTGCCGATCTGCATGGTGCTTATCTGCATGGTGCTAATCTGCAAGGTGCTGATCTGCATGGTGCTAATCTGTATGGTGCTAATTTGCAAGGTGCTAGCATAAAAGCAACTCAAAAAGACGAGTTACTCGGTTGTATGCGAATTACAATACAAGGCGATTAGGTTAATTTTTAATTTAGGAGAATGAAATAATGCTAACAGTTAAAGATGCGAAAAAATTACTTAAGGAAGCACCAAATGACTCATCTAAGTGCAGAATTAACCCATCGTTGACCACTGCCAACTTCTATGATATTATGTCTGAATGCTTGAGCAATCACGAAAAGCTTTAATTTTGGGAGAATGAAAATGAAGTATTATACTATTTAAAGGAAACACTGTCGAAAACACCTCTTCCTAAAGCGACAAGTTTCCAAGCGGGCTGGTTGCACGCCGTGACTGGCCCGCTATTTTGACAAGTTAATAATGTGGGCGTGGCGGAAGTAGACGCAAGGCTTAACGGGTCTGAATGGTTGATACTAGAGGCGCATCTGTAAGACAAGTCAGGTAAATAAGCGGGAAGGTGCGATTAACCAAAAGCTTGATGAAAATATTAACGTATATCCTCCAATAAGTGCTGCTTAGAAACCAGCCAATCAGCGAGCGCTGACTAACATCAAGTATGTTTCGTGCAGGTATCGAATCCTGCCGCCCACACTTTTACAACTAAATACACCTAGTGCTGTTACCAGTGCGTAGCTGGTAGGAGTTTCACAAAGCAGGCAGGCTCGCATGTTTAATGGGGAAACCCAGAACCTTTGATAAGGGACTACCATGTGGGCCTGCCACGAAACTAAGACAGGGCGGCTAATATGCGTAAAGTAGCCACCGAAAAGGCTTTAAAACTTGAACTAACGCCGCCCTGTCATATTTTGAAAGGAAAAGAAAGATGAGTAGACTTGAAATGAAATACTTTGTTTTGAAGCCAAAAGGACATAGTACTTATGCTCTAGCATCAAGGATAGCAATGGAAGCCTATGCAAAAGCAATAGAACCTTTAAACCCTGAGTTGGCAAAATCTATGCTTAAATGGGTAAGGAAAGAACAGAAAAATGCAACACTACCTTCGATAGCAACAACAGACTATATTAGATAAAGTGATTTAAAAAAATAAACAGTCAATAAGAAAGAAAAAGTTACTATAGTATATGGCTAAGAAAGGTAATATTATGAGCGAAAGAGCTATTTTAAATAAGTTAATCCAAGATGGCGAAGATGCTAAGGCGAAGTTGAAGGCGTTGGAGGTTACTTATTCTGTTGGGGATAGGTTAAAATGGGACAACGCAGAGGAAATGTTATTAATTCGCGTTGAGGGTAAATGTTGCCTAGTAAATCTTAGTACAGGGACTTCGTTTGGCAACAGCCCAATAAAAGTAAATGATTCCCATAAAATAACACAAAAAGAATTTCTATCAATGGGATGTGGATTTCACAGACTCACCCGTTGCTTGGACAGCCGGAAAGAGGTGGCACTAGGCGAGGACTTGGAGAAGTTTGAGGTTCCAACAGTCCTATCTGGTGGAGGTTTCTGTGCTAAATTTGACGACAGTGATATATGGCTAAGCAAAGCCTACCGTATACGATGAAGGATTGCCATGAAAGTGGAGACTACTACAGCATCGAGGAAGTAGAGAAAATCTACCAGAAGCTAGGCAAAGTAATTGTTGCCGCCAAAAAAAAGGCTAAAAAATGAGATATAAACTTGCAATAGAACCAGAGGCAATTAGGCTGTTTTACGAAAGGTTGGCAAATAGCAGAGATATGTACGCTGAAAAGCTATTTAGCAAGCCTTATGACCGATTAAAACAGAATCAGCGCATCTGGGTTAATGAAACGATAGAAGGGAACGATTAAATGATTACGCACGATATGGAACAGCAATCTGACGAATGGTATAAGGTCAGGCTTTGCAAGGTAACGGCTAGTAACTTTAGCATTGCACTTGCTGGAGGTGACGGGAAATCTAGAGAAACACTAATGTCTAATTTGATTACAGAATTTGACGAAAGAAAAAAAGTAGATTCTTATCGTGATAAAAACATGGATAATGGCATTGATAAGGAGCCACTTGCAAGAAGGGAATACGAAAGAGTATTCAATGTCAAGGTTGAAGAGGTTGGATTCGTAGAGTTAAGCGAATATATTGGAGGTTCACCTGACGGGTTAGTTGGAGACAATGGCTTAATCGAAATAAAATGTCCTACTGCAAGAGTTCATCGTTCTTATCATACAGAAACAAAAAAACCTTGCAAAGCCTACCGTGACCAAATGCAAGGACTTATGTGGATTACAGACAGAGAGTGGTGTGATTTTGTAAGTTTTAGGCCAGAAAGTCGGTTTAAACGGCTATGGCAAAAAAGATATTACCGTAACGAAGAAGCTATTAAGAACATAAAAATAGGAATATATGTTTTTGTTGAAGACCTTAAAGAAAGAATCAATGGGCTAACTGGAAATAATGAATTTTAAAAAGGAGATGGAAAAATGACAGAAGAAATGAGTTTAGTAGTATTTGACCCGATTAAAGCAACTTTAGTAGAATTGCAGAAAAAAGACGAATCGCTTGTGTTTGATCACACTAATCCCGCTGGAGAGAAAGAACTAAGGTCGTGGGTTCGCAGACTACGGGGCTACAAGAGTGACGTGGTTAAAGCACATAAAGAGACTAAAGCCGAGGCTCTTGCTTTCGGCAGAAAAGTTGATGCTGTCAAAAATGAATTAACTGACGGAGTGCAAACTTTGATAACCGAAAGAATGAAGCCACTTGACGAGATTGAAGCAAAGAAACGAGCCGATGCAGAGGCAATAGTTGAGGCAGAACGAGTTGCAAAGGAAAAAGCGGACTCAGATAGACTTGCCGACCTTGAGAAACGAGAGGCCGAAGCTGCTAAAAAGGAAGCTGAGATTAAAGCAAAAGAGCAAGAGCAACGAGAAAAAGAGATTGCCGCCGAAGCTGCTGAAAATGCCAAACTTGTGGCCGAAGCAAAAGCCAAACAAGCCGTTGCCGATGCAGAGCAAGAGAAGCAGGAAGCTATCGATAAGGCTGAATTTGAGAAACAAGAGGCTATTGAAGCGGAAAAGGAAAAGGCTCGCAAGGCTGAGGCTGACCGCCAAGCTGAGATAGAGGCCGATAAGGTAGAGACTGCAAGGCTTGCCCAAATCGAAGCGAATCGAGTTGCCAACGGGATGCACAGAAAGAAAATCGAAAAAAAGGTTCAAAGTATCTTCCTTGAGTATGGCGTAAGTATCGCCACTGCAACCAGAATGACGGCTGATATCTCACGAGGTATTTATCCGACATTAACAATCAATTACTAAGAAAGGATAGATCATGGCAAATGAAATACAGAAAACAGAGCAAAATCAGATAGCACCATCGTCACCAGCGGGTATTATGATGCAAATGGCAAGTTCGGGCGGAGAGTTCGATGTTGACAAGATGTCAAAGCTTCTTGAAGTTCAGGAAAGGTACGAAGCCAATGAAGCTAAAAAAGCTTATAACAAGGCTATGTCTGAGTTTCAATCGAACACTCCAAAGATAATAAAGCAGAAAAAAGGACACAACTGCGTGTATGCTGGGTTAGATGATATAGTTTTAGTCATAGCCCCAATACTTAGCCAGTGTGGTCTTTCCCACTCATGGACGACTGAAATGCTGGAAAACCAAGTTAAAGTTATTTGCAAGATCAAGCACGTCTTAGGCCATAGTGAGACTGGATCGTCTCTATCGGCAGGGTTTGATACCTCTGGCAGTAAAAATGCGGTACAGGCTATTGGTAGCACCATTACATACTTGCAGAGATACACCCTTAAAGCATCCCTTGGTTTAGCAGAGGTGGGGCAAGACGATGATGGCGTGGGGGCTGACGACAACAAAGAGCCTATTGTGCCAGAGATTGACAACAAAGTAAAAAAGGCAGCCGAGGCCATCGGTAAGATACTTGAGCAAAGGACAGGTAAGAAAATCAATCAAGATCGTATGTTGGGGATATTCTTTTCTGTAAATGGCAGCTACCCACAACACTGTTCAAGGGCAGATGATGCGGCAAACTGGCTGATTAACTTGAACCGTCAATCTGAATGGGCTGTTGAGCCTCTTTTGACTAAGCAAGGCGAAGCGGTGCAAAAAGTACTTAAAGAAGCCTATGCGTTGTTCATCGAAAAGCATAGGGATTTCCCAGCAGAGGGGATTTCAGACTTCTCGCCAGACAAATTCTCAAAGGCTGTTGTGGAAGCGTTCACAAAGGTTCCAACGTCAAAAGCTGGAATCAAGTTGATTGTTGAAGAAATTAAACCAGAAGATGTTATTTTGACTATGTAAGGAGATATTATGAGTAGTTACAATAAAGTAATAATGTTAGGCAATCTCACAAGAGACCCGCAACTTTCATATCTGCCAAGCCAAACTGCGGTAGTTGAGATAGGAATTGCCACGAATCGTAAGTTTAAGAAGCAAGACGGTACTGAGGGCGAAGAGGTATGCTTTGCAGACTGTAAAATGTTCGGCAAACGCGCAGAGGTTATCAATAAGTACTTGCACAAGGGCGATTCATTGCTAATCGAGGGTCGGTTACATTACGAAAGCTGGAAGAGCCAGGACGGATCGAAGCGTAGCAAGCTTGTTGTTATGATCGAGAGCTTTGAGTTTGTGGGCGACAAAAGAGCCAAGCAAGGTAGCCAACAGCCAGTACAAGATGATTCTGATATTCCCTTTTAGGAGATAAACAAATGGCAAAAGCAATCTATCCAGTAATATCATTTATTGACGCACAGCCAACTTTCGAGAAACCATTGTCTGAGATATTGGGACAACTACAGGTTGGAGGTGCTATTAAGGTGCTAGACCCTAACGGGTGCATTACTGATCGGCAGAGGTCATGGTACAAGGGCGTGTGCTTGCCTTGGCTGGCTAAAAACGACGAGAACGGTGAAACGGTAGGCTGGTGGGATGATGAGGTTAAGCGGCTTTGTAGGGGCTTAGAATTGCTCAAACAACAGGTATTCTTCCAGGTGGATGCGTTAGGTAATAAGGTTGGAGTAGGCAGACTGACCACTACTGGCGTAGGAATAAGGAAAATGACAGCATTTATCGAAGAAATACTATCGGTATCAGTGGCAAAGGGTTGGGGGGTTGCCGACCCCGACAAAGACCTCAGAAAATAAATAGGAGAATAGACAGATGGAAAATAATATAGAAACGTGCAAATGTTGTGAGACAGATTCGGCCAATAAGCAGTACAAAGAGGTTAATGAATCCCTACAAATCAAACTCAATAGGGCCGAAGCATGGATGCTGTCGCTACGAGAAGGGCTAATTGCAGCCAAGGCCAAACTCGACAAGCTACAATGGGTTAGAATTGATGATCCGCCAGAAATCAAAAATGAAAATATGGACGGAGAAATCGTATTAACGGATGATGTTCTTATGTTGGGGACAAACAGGGAGGTAACTGTTAAATGTATTCACCAAAACGAATTTCCATACCTATCTGAGAATTATACCCACTGGATGCCGACACCAGAACTACCAAAGGCTTATAAGGAGGTAAAGGAATGAATAGGCTAGACCAGATCATTACCCTGCTCAATCGCATAGTCGTAGCCCTTGAGCCGAAGAAGAGGGCGGCGAAGCCTAAGAAGGATAAGGTCGTCAAGCGCAAGTACATGGACTTTGTAATGCTAACTGACGTAGAGCATGGCAAGTTGCTTAAGAAGTTTGGTGAGGTACAAACTGCCAAGTGGATAGATAAAATGAACTACGGAGTTGGTGCTAAGGGTTACAAATACCTGTCCCATTACTTGGCTATACTCAATTGGGCTGGCAATGTAACCGAGAAAGAGGATAAGAAGGTCTGTGTTGTAGACCGTAAGGCAGGGTTTAACTACCAGTATGACGCTAACGAGCAAAAGGTCTGGCTATGCTACAGTTGCCTTGAGTATTTCAGGGCCATACAGCCGACTAGGGGCTGGGGCAAGATGCCTATTAACCAGATAGAAAAGGTAGTCCAAGAAGGTAAGGCTAAGTTGAAATGGGACTTATGAGCTTAAAATGCCCCAGATGCCCTAACCCATCGTGGTATATCCAGACCAAGTTCGGGCTACTGTGTAAAACGTGTTACATGAGGGCTAATGGAAAACCAGAATGGATGATTAAATATGAATGCCCAGAAAGGGAAAAGTATGAAGCCCCACGTTAAAAATTATCTTAAAGCAATGGACTTAATTCCAGAAGATGTTATAATATGCGAAATGTGTCCATGCGCAGCTGTTGATATTCATCATATAATCTATAAGAGTCAGGGCGGTTCAGATGAATTTGAAAATCTAATTGCATTATGCCGGAAGCACCATGATCAAGCCCACGATAGGATAATTGAAAAAGAAGAATTGTTTGAGCTTAAAATGCCCCAGATGCCCTAACCCATCGTGGTATATCCAGACCAAGTTCGGGCTACTGTGTAAAACGTGTTACATGAGGGCTAATGGCAAGCCTAGGTGGCTAATTGAACATGAATGCCCAGAAAGGGAAAAGTATGGCAAAGACATTCGCTGACAAAGATAAGGCAAAGGCGTGGGCAGCTTGCTCGAAATATGTTAGAATAAAATCGTGCCTAGAGACAACTGGCCTAACTTATTCTGGTATATGTATCACTTGTGATCGCAGATTTCACTATGCCGCTATGGATGCCGGTCATTGCTACGCAGGTAGGTCTAACTCTGGCAATGCTACATTATTCGCAACAAAGTTTATTAACGCCCAGTGTCGTTGGTGGTGTAATCTACAGAACAATGGTGAGCCTAAGAAATACGAAAAAGCTCTAGCAAAGAGGCATGGAAAAGATTATGTTGAACGATGGAAATACAGGTTGAAAAACAAGGTTATTAAAAACTCGTCAATTGATTGGAAACGCAAGGCAAAGCAATTTGAGGCCAGGACTAATATCTTGTTGCGAAAATACGGGCATAAAACACTAGGCGAAGTATTGAAAGAACTGGCAATAAATAGAGACTGAATTTGTATGGAGATTAAAAAGGACATCCATTAAGTATATATACAACATAAAAAGGAGACTAAAAAATGAATCTAAGACATTACATAGCGTTGCCACTGGTATACCTAGCTATTGGGCTTGTATGGCTTGTGGACTTAATTGCGGGAAAGGACGAAGAAGAATGAAAATTAACGGAAGATTATTAACGTGTGATTTTACAGAAGATACTTTAACAATACGATTACCGAAAGGTTTTTGGTCTGTGGGCCATGTTATCATGGCTGGAAATGTTTATATTGACACTGACGGAATACTCCCACCAAGAAATAAAAAATGTAGCAAGTGTTTGTCAGGATTAGTGCATGAGGAGATAGAAGAATGAAAACAATTATAATAGTACTAGTATTGATGGTATCCGGTTGTGCCAAAATCCGCTACGGAGATATAGAGTACACTAGATGGTTCAATCAGGAGATAGGCGAGGCTCAGGTTATCATAACCGACCCCAACGGCAAGACTATTAACTTGCACATTAAGGGTCAAAAGAGCGAATTTGAACTAGGTTTTGAGGCCGCTGGGCTTGGGCTGAAAGTAGGTGCAAAATGAAAAAAGATAGAGTAGGATTTAGCGCACATATTGATCCAGACCTCGTTAAGGCATGGAAGATGTTCTGCGCCTCAACAGGGACATATAGCTGGAAAAACACTGAGAAGGCTATAAAGATGTATATGAAACAAGAAATGAGGGAGAAGAAAGAATGAGCTACGGACTAACCATGCTTGAAGACCGTGATTGTTGTGCTAACTGTGCCAACAAGAACCACAAGACCGAAAAACGATGCCCAATAGAGGACAGCGAGAAGCGTGAACTAAATCCAGCGGGGATCAGGGCCAGGAATATGATCTGTACTGAATGGAGGAGAAGATGAGAGCTAGAAGCGTATTTCACACACCAAAAGGCGAACATGGTATCGGTAAGTTAATTGTTGCTTTGACTTGGTTCTATGCCTTGTTTTATAACTGGAAAGCCCTTAAGTACAATTATAGCCACGAGGAGGTATGGGTTGCTGACAAGGATGGTAGGTTCAGACATAACGACCCAGCTATATCAATGCCAACTAGGTTGTCTCCTAAAGACCATTTTCACGGCCAATGCTTTTCGTCTACCACAAGA